AAGATCAAGATTATGTTTGATGGCACATCTCTTGCTTTTGAACCACCAGCCCCACGATTAAGTCTGTGGTTCGGCACGAGTGTATCGTCATCAGTTCCACAATGGCAACAGATTCCTTCATCTCGTCTTATATATTTTTGAAACTCTTTAGTCTTCATCATCCCAAGGGTCGTGTTTCTTTGCTGGCATCTCACCTGGTTGGAATCCCATTGCAAGCTGGTTGTCGGATAGTCCGCTAGTTGGTGTGTCGGTGATGTCTTGCTCAGCGCAGGCGTGCTTTCTCCGCCATTCACGAACTAATTTGACAGGTTCAGGCTCGTCAGTCTTGAATTTAGCCCCGCAGGAGCAGCTCTCAGCAATCACCTTTCAAGGCTACCAGCTAGGGTGTTCGCCACTGAAGTTCGACATTTTTGGACATTACAGCCATCATTGTCGCTTGATCTGACAGGGTTTTCATCTTGACCTTGATTCTGTTGAACTCAGCCCTAGCTAGGTCAGCTTGAAGCTTTTGATCTACTGACTGCAACTTAGCCACAGCCTGCCTGTCAGCCACGGTTCCTTGGTTGTTTATGAACGCAAGGGATACAGCTTTGTCGTAAGCAGCCTCGGCATCTGCCATCTTGCACTCAGCGTCATAGAGGGCGTTACTGCCCTTGTCCATCTCCGCTGTTAGTCTCTGAAGCTCCTGGATGATGTGTGTCGGTGAAATAATCTCCATTTTTTAGCCTCTCTGACTTCTCTCGTTGTAGCTGCCACATCTTGTCCACATCGGGGTAGTTGCCCCTAGCCCATTGCTCATTCAGACACTCCTGCACTTCCCGCAGACTTGCTATCAGGATGTTCATTTCCAGATGATCCATTGGCAATTTCGGCAATCCTATCTAGGGTTTCTTTTGGAGCGTTGGCAGTTTTGGCTTCGCTGTATAACAGTCTAAGACCGTCAAGATCATCGCCCATTGACTGAGCCATTACTAGCCAATCCTTTAGCTGTGCAACTGGTTGCTTAGAGCGCTCTACCTTTGCCATCTCCTCACGGGATGGTCGTTTACCTTTTGGGCTGAACTCTCCACCTAAAGCACTAATAGCTCTACCGAGAGCTGATGTAGCACAGTTCTCTACATGGCTGATTTTGTTTACAGGCGAAGTGCCTACTCGCTCCTCAGCGAAGTCCACGGTCGTTGGATGCTTGTCGTTCTTGTCGGTCCAGACCGAAGCCCTAATGATGACCTGTGTATCTGACTGACTAACGATGTCTAGCTTGAACCGACCAGCAGGAAACTTTTTCCAAAATAAATCTATGCGTTCTTGTACGGTCTGGTATTCATTGAGATTGAAGTGTGCCATTTATTTCCCTATCTTTTCGTGGTGTAGGTACGGAAGTCCCGCACCCCTAGCTCTGAGGCTAATTCTGTGTTCCCCGTAAATCAAGCCCCTCTTGTTGCCGTTCATAGCAGATAGGACTCTACTCTTTAGCTCGGTCAATTCCTTTTCAACACGCTCGAACTCATCCAACTTATTGAAGTAGTGCATACCCAAATCGTCTAGGTCTACTTCGCCATCTGAGATGTTTGGATTTAGCTTCTTGACTGTCTCAAGTGTTGAGTTGGAACCATCCCACTGTGGCGCTCGCATTTGCACAACATGATTGCGGAACCGAATGGCAGCAGCAAACAAAGCGTCAGCCTCAAACTGGTCCCACTCAATGTCAAACTCTTGATAGCTAGAACCTGCAAGTGCAACTAACTTTGCTTGCTTCAAACCGAATACTCGCATGTACCAAAGAACTTGTGCGCGGTAGGACTGAGGCACGGCTGTCCAGTAGTCGCGTGAAAACTTGACTTCTAGGATTCCGAACTCGCCAGTTGAGTCTGCGTAGATTGCGTCAGGGTTTGCACGCATCCAAGGTTCTTCTTTGTTTGCCCAAGTTCCTGTTGTGTAAAGTTCCAGCTCAGGATGTTCTTCGGCAAAGATTTCTGCGATTGGTGTTTCTAGTTTTGTTCCAAGTCGCATAGACATAGACGGCTCAATGCTGTCTGGAATTTGTTTTGTCTTTTTTGCCCACTTTGTATAGGCGCTTTCCCATTGTGACAAACCTGCGATGGCGGCAATGTCTGAACCACCGATAGCACCAGGTTCGTTTCGTAGCTCGTGCCATTCTGGGGAGCCGTTCTCAAAGTCTCCTAGGAGTACGGCATCCTGTATCTCGTTTATTACGCTTGGTAGCTTTGATAAGGCCAAGTGTTTCCCTCTCTTTCATTTGGCGTGAATCCCACATCTACTCGGTGTGGGATTTCACATTAGCGGGTTTTTTCTGTAATGTAAACCTATGCTTAGCCACCGACAATTAGAACGCAAATACATCGAGCTTCAAGAAGCCATTAGGGATGTGCCAGGCGGAGTGGGGTGTGCCGTAGACCCAAATCTGTTTTTTCCAGATGATCTTGTGGGCAGCCCCCATGACCGAAAACTTGTCGCTAATGAGGCTAAGGCTATTTGCTCGGTATGCCCAGTAAAGATTAGATGTCTTGACTATGCCGTGTCAGCGGGTATGCACGGCGTGTGGGGTGGAACTACAGATAGCGAAAGAAGAAGAAGCTAGTCTTTTTTTGTAGTCTTGTCAGCAATCTTGCCGAAGCTCTTGTTTATTTCTTCTGGGTCAAGCTCACCGTCTGACAGGTAAGAGCGAGACAACTCCTGAGCCACATCTATAACTCCAGCGAAAGCAGCCATGGCTACAGCCTGCATAACTTCAAGTCCGATAACCGAACCACCGACAAAGATTCCTGTGACCTTGAGGATGATTACTGCGATGGTTCTGCGTGCGATGTCTAACCACATAATTAGTCTTTCCTTAGAGGGTAAGTTGCTGCCCAAATAGCAATGGTGATGAGGATGGCCCAACCTACAAAGTCTTTAGCTGTGCCTTCGAGTACGACCCAAGCGATACCCAAGCCAAGAATTGTCCAAGCTTGATCTAGTTGGTCTTTTATGAACTTCAAGGTTTCCTACCTGCTAATGCGACCTGGGTGACGATAACAGACGCAACAATTACTTGCTGTGCCTGCTCTCGTACTTCTGGAGTTAGGTCCGACCCGATTGAGCGTAGGTTGTCTACAAGTTTACCAACCGCTTCTAACGCTAGTTCAATGCTGATTGGTTCTTCTACCAATTCTGGAGCAGGTTCGGATGGAATTTCAGGCTCTGTAATCGGCGTAGAAGGCTCAGTGGGCTCATGGGTAGGTCTCGGGCTTTCTACGGGCTTCGGAGTCTCTACGGGCTTCTCAGGGCGTTCTGGAGTAGGTTCTGGTTCTGGGGTGGGTTCAGGGGTAGGTTCAGGCGTAGGTTCAGGCTGTGGCTCTGGTGCTGGCTCTACGGGAGCCACCGTAGCCACTGGCTCAGGCTCTCTGACAACTTCCTCAGTGCGAGCAACATCTTCTGTGCGTTCGACATCTTCTGTCCTTACTGTTGTATCCGTTGTTTGATCCACAGAATCAGGTTCAGGAGAAGGAGTAGGACTAGGAGTGGGAGTAGGACTGTAACCAGGATGGTAAAGCAAAGAACTATCCAGCTCCCCGCCGTCATTAGAAACAACGCTAACAAAGCTGGTGAAAGAACCAGCATACCCACCTTCGCAAAAGTGCTGAGCAATGTTTCCCTTATCCAAGAAGTAGTTATTTTCATTGTTCCATCCTGTCTGAAATGTTCTTTGATTGCCAATCGAGTCGGCACAGGTTATTGAGGCCCAAGCTTGTGCAGCGTAGGCGGGAGCAGGCTGCCAAGCCATGAAAAAAAGAAAAAAGCCTACAAACAGTAGTCGTAGGCTTTTATTCTTAGCTAATCTATTTAGCAAGTTTGAGTTTCACCTTTTGGGGCTTAGGAGCTTTTGGCTCTGGCTCGTGAACTGGTGCAGGTAAAACTTCGCCTGTGTCAGGGGTGGCTAGGTTTACTTCAGCGTTTAGTTCCCACTTGGCAATAGTTGCCTTGACAAACTTCAGCGGATCTACAAAGCCCTTGCCGTCTGATGTCCAGCGATGAACGCGACCCTTGCAAATCTCAAAGTGAAGGTGTCTACCAGCCGAAGCGCCTGTGTTGCCCATAATGCCCAACCGAGTTCCAGCCTTGACTCTTTCGCCCTTGACTACAGTTAGGGAACCCTCAACCATGTGAGCGTAGCGTGTGACATAAGGCTGACCGTCAATAATGACTCTAAGGTCTACATAGTAGCCAACGCCAC